AGGTATAGAGACTGTCTTCTTTTTTTATATATAGATAATTGTATATATAAATATATACTTACACACTTAGTAGAGACACACAGCAGAAAACCACCATATTTGCATATAGTGTCTAGGGGATTGTATTAAGTGTGTAAGTATCGAATAAAAAACGCTGTAGCCCTTGCGAGACTAAGGCTGCATAGTTATCGGGGTTTTGATTAATTAAGGATAACTATAATAAGTAAAACACCCTTAAACCCAGTAAACATGCGGCTTACAGACAATATAGCCGTTTTATTAAGTATATTGCAAGTATAAAAAAAGGGCCGAAGCCCTTTAGTTATTTTCCCCAGTACCAATCCTTAGTTTTCCCTTTGGCCTTTCCGTGTGGCCGCTCTTCTTTTTCAATGTGTCCGGATTCGATCAGCTTGGCCAAAACCGCTTCCACATGCTTTTTTTCAAACCCTCGGCACCGGTTGGTTAAAACCGCCAGTGTTTCTGGATGATCAACCGACACAAGTGAAACAATTCTAGCCGCTAGTCGCTCATCATCATTTGAGGCGCTGTTCGTTTGCGCCAGTGCCAGCTTTGCGCCTATATCCCGTTTAGCCAATGCAACCGCCCATCTCACATGCTCTGCGGTACGCAATCCACTTGGCAAAGCTAAAATCAAACTTACTTTGGATGCCATCTCATAACCACGGCGGGGAATGGCTTCTAATCCAGTATCACCCTTGTGTGATTCCGCTATGTCCCAAAAATACTGGTAAGCATCATCAAGCAATGCCGCCGCCTCTGGATCTGTGGGAATGGTGGTTTTTTCACCGGTAAATTCTAAGCGGTTTTCAGGCTGAACCGAAAAGCGTCCCATTGAATACAGGTTTTGCAAGGTCGCTTGCATGTGTTCCGACATAGGGGCTTTTTTAAAGCCTTTTTTACGCTTGGGATTTGTTTCTAGCTCTTTAAAGATCATGGCACGCGATAAAAAACCATTGGTCGCTTGTTCAAAATCAAACAGCTGGTCAAACGTGGCCGGTGTGGTGTAGCCAATCAATGACAGGTAAGGCGCATCAATCCCTTGGTCAATCGTTGATAACTGGCGCTCCACGGTTTTTAGTCGTGCCTCACTACCTTTGCCCTCGTCTAATAGTTTTGTTTGCGCCGCGTATTCCTTGGCCAATATGGTTCGGATTTCTTCCTTGAGATCACCGGTGATGGGTAAGAATGAATCCGCCTTCGAATACACTGACATCACCGCACCAAGCAAGCCTTCAAGATAGGATGCGCCGCCCCTGCTCATGGCGTTTTTGATCTTGCTTAACTGAATACCTAATTCATCCACTGAATAGTACGCGGGCTGGTGCCGTAACAAATTTCGGTATAGCTCCTGTTCGGATTTGAACGCGCCATACAAAGCAGGGGATAAGCCGGCCACCTTCATAATTTCGGCAAACGCCTTGCCTACTGCCTCTTTACCTGTACCGGAACCAGCCACGCAAAACGCCATCATATTTGGCGTCATACCGTCTAGTTCATCGCGGTAACGCATACCCCCAAGGTTGGACACGGCCACCAAAGCCGCTGCCACTGATAGAGATTCGCGAGGGTAAAGGCATTGACTGTTTATCCATTGGCATAGCTCACCAACAAACGCCGGCGGGCGTAATAAATCAACGATTTCATCACCGCCCGAATAATCCACGGTTGGCGTAAATTCTACAGAGTCATCCACATACCCCCCTTCACGGGCGTAATGAATCAATGTTCCCAATCCAACTGGGTTGGCTGATTTGCCGAAGCTCTGCCATTTTTTATCAGTTTCATGCGCGCTAGGATAATCCTGCCCGCCTGCGCTCCAATCGTCCCAAAGGGCATATCCACTGCCTTGTGTGGCATGGTGAATGGCCATGCCTACTCTGTACCATGTTTCATAATCACAATTAGGTGAAATGTAGGCCAGCATATCCCGTAAATCTGAATCCGCAACGTCCACCGCTTGGCCATCTACTAGCGCACGGTGGCGCTCTGGTTTTTTCAATAACTCGATCAATGCCGCCGGTGCCGGTTCAATATCATAAGGCGAACCGAATAAAAGCTCGTACCGGTTCCCACTGATATGCTTTGATCCACTGCCCACGCAGAAACCAGAACCGGATTTAAAATCAATGCCTTCAAATGCCTTGTGATGCGTCACTAATGGTATGGATTGATCAACGCTGAAGTACAGGTGCTTCGATTCGCCCCCACTACCGGTTTTAACGATCAAGCCCGCGCCCGCTATTTCTGGCACTAATTCTAATAATTTATCATAAGCAATGTGGCCGCCGTTGCGCTCATCTATATCCACAACTAGTAGGCCATTTAATAGAATGCCATACCCGTTTTCAAACTGGCCGGATTCAATCATGAATTCAAACTGCTCATCACTCCAAACCGGTGTGTTTTGCCAGTGGCTTATGCGCGGATGCTTATGAAGCGCCTGACATTTAGGGTTCCCGCACTCACAAAACCCATCCTTGGTGACGCCATGCAGCCCAAATATTTTATGGCCTGCCTCGTGAAATTCCTCATATAGCATTAGTTGGACTCCCACGTCATTACGTCCGGACGTAACTGCTCTTTGGTCAAATAACGCCCTGTTACCAGCTCGGCTTTAATGGCCATTTTTGCTGATATGCGTCCACGCAATAACCACCCCTGAATCACTTGTGGTGAGGTGTCTAAATAGGCGGCTGTTCGTGTTTGGCTGCCGAAATAGTCTATAAGCTTCATTAGGTTTTTGGCTTGCTGAGTTTTGATTTCTTGTGCAAGTGTTGTCATTTTATTACTTCCTTTATTGAATACGCCGTGAAATATAACACTTAAAATTAAATTTAAAAAGGGGTTTACTTTTAAAATTAATTAAATTAATCTAGCTCCCGCACTGAGCAAATTCGCTCTCACGCAAACCCAATGAGGTAGAAACAAAATGTTAGACTTGATTCAAAAACCCGCAGACAGGCCGATTGTCTGCACCATTACCGGTGACAGCGGTATGGGTAAAACCACGTTAGCCGCCACATTCCCCAAGCCTGTATTTATTCGTGCCGAAGATGGCTTACAAGCCATTCCACATGATATGCGCCCAGATGCCTTTCCTGTTATTCACAGTGAATCGGATTTATGGGGTCAACTAGGTTCTTTAATTAAAGAAGAGCACGACTATAAAACAGTGGTGATTGATTCAGTAACTGCTTTAGAGCGTTTATTTATTCAATCTGTTATTGATAGTGACCCCAAAAAGCCAAAGACAATAGCTTCAGCGTGTGGTGGTTATGGAGCTGGGTTTTTAGCAGTAGCCGGACTTCATCAACGTGTGCGCAAGGCATGTGGTTTACTGGTGGATAAGGGTATCAATGTCGTGTTCATTGCTCATGCTGACACTGAGACCATAGAGCTACCCGACCAAGATCCGTACACCCGTTACAATATGCGCCTGAACAAAAAGAGTGTAGCGCCGTATTTAGATGATTCAGATTTAGTTGGATTTCTAAAGCTGCAAACCTTTACCACTGGCGATGGCCAACGCAAAAAAGCCATGTCAGATGGCACGCGCCTTTTAGTGACGTATGCCAGTGCCTCCAACGTATCAAAAAACCGCTTTGGCATTACTGATGATTTAGAAGTACTACCAAATCAAAACCCGTTAATTCAGTTTGTGCCGCACCTTCAAGGCCAAACCAAAACACCAACCACACAAGGAAACTAAACCATGTCATTTTTTAACCAATCAGAACCCGTTACAGGCTCAATTGATAACGATATCGCGCCAATCCCTAAAGGCACTGAGGTACTCGCTTTTGTTGAGGATGGCAAAATCGACGAATACCAAGGTGAGGAAAAAGTGAAGCTAACTTGGGTCGTGCTTGAACCTGCTGAATACAAAAACCGCAAAGTATTTCAAAACATTAAAGTTTTTGATCAAGATGCAAACAAAGCAGAAAAAGCGAAAAAAATGTTGGCCACAATTGACTTTAATGCGGGCGGTAAATTGGTCGCAAGCGGTCAAGTACCAAACGACATGCTTTTAATGTCGTCACTATCAAACAAGCCAATGATGCTTAAGCTTGAAGTTTGGGGCATGAACGGAAACACCGGTAACTGGGTATCAGCGGTTGCTCCTAAAGGCGCGCCAATCGCTCAAGCTGCACCTGTGAGCGGTGCCGATGATGGCGATGATGTACCGTTTTAAATAAACCCGCGCCCGCTATGACAGGGGCGTGATAACCGCAACATTAACGGGCGGCTTGACCGTCCCTTTTAATTATTTGTTATACGCAGGGGCAACGAATGAGTACAAGTGCGAAAGAAATTATCAGTGACGAAGAAATAGAGCGTGTTCATGGAAATGCTGATTTTGGCGGCATGGAAAAACGAACGGTAGTAGATCAAGGGCTTTTGAAGACAGCTTGCAATCAATATCATGGGCACACGTCTACACAGATAATCACACGGCATGGGTTAATAGATGAAGATTACGAGCTAACAGAAAAGGGCAGGAAGTATCTATGGGCGGCGTTTTCTAATCCACCAAGTGAAAGCGTATAACACCAAACACAAAGGCGCATCCATTGTGCGATGTGTTAAAGATTAAATAAAAGGATAAAACAATGATAGAACAAAGATCACCTGAATGGTTTAAACAACGCGCCGGTCGAATCACCGGCTCACAAGTGGGCGCAATCCTTGGTATGAACCCATATAAAAAACCCGCCGAAGTTATGCGCGATATGGTGCGAGAATTTCATGGGCTGCCCAATGAATTTAAAGGCAATGTGGCCACTGAATGGGGTACAGCTTGCGAACAATCCGCCACCCAACAATTTGAAATGTTCCACAGTGAAGTACCGGTGGAAGAAACGGGTTTTCATGTTCACCCTGAGCACGAATGGCTTGGTGCAAGTCCGGACGGGTTGCTAGGTGATAATGGCTTAATTGAAATTAAATGCCCATACGGTCAGCGCGACAAAGAAAAACCCACATTCAAAACACTGGAAGAGCAAGCGCATTATAAAGCGCAAGTTCAGATAGAGCTGTTTTGTACCGGTCGGGATTTTTGTGAGTTTTACCAGTGGGCACCGAATGGCGATTCAATCGAAACGGAAAAGGCTAGCGAGCAATGGATTTTTGAAAACCTGCCAAAGCTTCAAGCGTTCTATGAGTCGTATCTTATTGAGCGTGAACTGCCAAACGCGAAACGGTATTTAGAAGAAACGCACGCCATTCAAGATGATAAAACCATCACAGAATTGGTGACTCGCTATTCTGAATTAAGCGAGCAAGCGAAAGAAATTGATCTGATCAAAAAAGATTTGCTGGCTGAAATAATTGAACGATGTGGCGAAAAGCAATCAGAAATTAACGGCCATAAATTAACAAAAGTGGAGCGTAAAGGTTCAATTGACTATAAAAAAGTACCTGAATTAGAAGGCGTTGATCTTGAGCCGTTCCGTAAGAAGTCTAGTGAATATTGGAAGTTGTCATGAGTGTAAGAGTTTACGATAAAACAAAGAATGTGTATGAAGCCGCCAATGAGCGCATTGATTATGTATTTAAGAACTTTGAAAAGGTTTATTTGTCGTTTTCGGGGGGGAAGGATTCGGGGGTTATGCTTAATTTAGTCATCGACTATATGCGAAAAAACAACATAACAAAAAAGCTTGGGATCCAAATAATGGATAATGAGGCAAACTATGAACTATCAATGGAGTTCATGAAGCGCATTATTGATGACAATATTGATCTACTTGATGTCTATTGGTGCTGTATGCCCGTTACGCTTCCGTGTACGGTTTCTGCGTACGATACAGACTGGCAATGCTGGGGCGTTGGGGATGAAGCTAGATGGGTTAGGCCTAGGCCAGATATGGAGTATGTAGTTCATTGGGATAACCACCCGTTTGAAGACTGGTTCCAAGAAAATATGCATTACGATGACTTCTGGGACGGGTTTGCGGAATGGTATGCAGATGGCGAAAAAACAGCAAACCTAATCGGTATTAGGACAAGCGAATCGCTTAACCGCTTTAGAGCCATCATGAATGACAAAAAGCAGATGCTTGACGGAAACCAATGGACTAAGAAGAACACTGAAAATGTATACAACGTCTACCCAATATACGACTGGATGGGAAATGATGTTTGGACTGCAAATGCTAAGTTTGAATGGGATTACAATAAGCTTTATGACGTATTCTATCAAGCTGGGGTTCCAATTGGGTCTATGCGTGTGGCAAGCCCATTTATGAGTGAGGCTAAATCAAGTCTAAACCTCTACAGGGTCATAGACCCTCAAATATGGTCAAGGCTTTGCGCAAGGGTTCACGGGGCCAACTTCATTGCAACGTATGGAAAGCAGTTGTCCTATTCAAGTTTCGATCTTCCAAAAGGACACACTTGGAAAAGCTTTGTTAAATTTCTGTTGGATACACTTCCAGAGGAGAGCGCAGAAAATTTTAAGTCGCGCTTTGCTCAGTCTATAAAGTATTGGGGGAGAGTTGGGCGCGGACTTCCTGAGAGTGTAATTGATGATATGAAGAATAACGGCGTTAAATTTAAGGTAAATGGGGTGTCAGCCCATGGTGGAAATAATCTCAGGAGAATAGTAATCAGGAATCCGCCTGACGAGCTTGATTGCTTAAAATCACATAATAGCATGGTGACTTCTTGGAAGCGATTCGCCATAACTATTTTAAAAAATGACCATACCTGTAAATACCTTGGCTTAGCTCCTACCCATGAGCAAGCAAAAAGACAGAAAGCAATACAAAAGAAATACAAATCAATCTAAAAGGCATAGAAATGAAAGTAATAGACATTAAAACAATGAGCAGTGACCGAAAGGTTAAATTTCACGCTGGCGTTAGCAACCGAATTTTATTGGATGAGGATAAAATGGGTTACACAATGACAAAGACAGTTATTGAGGCTGGAACGAAAGAATTCCAGCATTACAAGCACCACCTTGAAAGCTGTTATTGTGTGAGCGGGCGCGCAACGCTAACTAATACCCTGACTAATGAAGAGCATGAAATCAAGGAGGATGTGACCTATGTCCTCGATAATAACGACCCTCATATTTTTGAGGCCCACGAAAAAACCATTCTTATTTGTGTGTTCAACCCGCCTTTGACTGGAAAAGAAATTCATCAAGAAGATGGTTCTTATAAAGCCAAAGATGAAGGTTTTAAAAGCCCTGTATATGATGTGCTGTCGGTGCCTATCGAAAAAGTTAAGGCGAATGATTACAACCCAAACAGTGTTGCCCCGCCTGAGATGGCACTACTTGAAACGTCTATTTGGGAGGATGGATACACCCAACCAGTGGTCGTGGTTCGAGACGAGGAAAATGATCAGTATGTAGTGGTTGATGGGTTCCACCGGTATTGCACTTTAATGAACTCCGATCGAATTAGGGAGCGAGAAAACAATATGCTTCCGGTGGTTGTTCTTAAAAAGGATATGCACGACAGAATGGCCTCTACCATTCGTCACAACCGCGCAAGGGGCGCGCACAATATTGAGCTTATGAGCTCAATTGTGGCTGAGCTTGTGGAGATGGGCAAAGGAGATAGATGGATATGCAAGCACATAGGCATGAGTCCGGATGAGCTTCTAAGGCTTAAGCAAGTAACTGGCTTGGCAGCTTTATTCCTAAATAAAGATTTTAGTGATAGTTGGAATGCCGAGGCCGAAGTTGAAGCGTAATTGTACCCGCATTTACCACCCTATCTCCAAGTGGGAGGAGATAGGCGCGGGAATGTGGAGTAAATCAGAAAACAGGAAAGCGGATTTAAAAAAAGCCATAGAGTTCACAGGAAATCACAGGCTTTATGGTAAGTATATGATGCAAGTTGTTAGGGAGTGGGTTTTTAGTTGTGAAAACTCACTAACAAACATTGATATAAACCATAAGGCATTCATAGGGCATTGCGCTGCCGCTAAAGCCCTAGGGCTTCCAGAGGATTTGGTTAGGCAGGCATGGGGGGTACTAACAGATGAGCAAAGACAAAAAGCCGATATGGCAGCAGAAAGAGCAATTAGATGGTGGTGGGACAACAAAGGAAAGGATTACGAGGTATGTAAATCTATGGGAAGCGAGATGCTACTCTGACGGCATACCAGACTCAGTTCCTGCGCTCCTTGAAAAGACAGGTCGCGCACCATCATACAAAGCTATAGCAATCTGTATTTTAAATAACGACCTAAAACTAAAAGGGCTTGGCTTTTCTGATAGCGGTGCGAACTGGGCGGACAAGATGTACTGGGAAAAAAGAAGGATTGATGATAATTCCACTAGTGGGCAAATAGATATTTTTGATCAAGGATAACAATGTACCAATTAAGAGACTACCAGCAGGACGCCGTTAATGCGGCGCTTGACTGGATTAAAACAAGTATAGAGCCATGCCTATTAGAATTGACCACAGGCGCGGGTAAATCCCTTATAGTGGCAAATATCGCGCGCGCGGTTCACCAAGTCAGTAATAAAAAGATCCTTTGCATGGCACCGACAAAAGAATTGGTAGAACAGAACGGCCAAAAATACAAAGACTATGGTTATGACTGCTCTTTCTTTGGTGGTGGCTTAGGGAAAAGCCTACGCCATGATGTGATATTTGGCACGCCCGACACAATCAAAAACCACCTTAAAAAGTTTGGCAATGAATTTGCGGCGGTCATTTACGATGAGGCGCACCGCATCACGCCAAGCGTTAAGAAGATCATCGAATCAATGAAACAGGCGAACCCGCAATTGCGCGTAGTGGGAATGACGGCCACGCCCTACAGATTAAACGATGGTTACATTTTCCAGTATGATGAAGACAAAAAGCCAGTTCCTGAGGATCAAACAAAAAACCCGTTTTTTCATTCTCTGGTTTATCGCATAACCGCACATGAATTGATTGCACGCGGTTTCTTAACGCAGCCACATGCTGACCCAAATCACGCGGCCAGCTATGACACAAGCGGAATTAAACGCCATACGCGCGCCGAATACGAACAAGCTTTCGAAGGCAAGGGACGTAAAACAGCTGAAATTATCGCGGATGTCGTTGCCCATAGCGCCGGTCGAATGGGTGTTATGATTTTTGCTGCTACCACGGCACACGCGCAAGAATGTGTGGAGTCATTACCGCCTGAACTAACAAGGTTAGTAACCGGCACCACTGGCAGTAAAGAGCGCGAAAATATTATCAGTGATTTTAAAGCGCGCCGGTTTAAGTACTTGGTGAATGTGTCTGTATTAACAACGGGCTTTGACGCGCCCCATGTTGATTGCATTGCCATATTGCGATCCACTGAATCCGCCAGCTTATTGCAGCAAATCATTGGACGCGGTATGCGATTGCATGACCATAAAAAGGATTGCTTAATTTTAGATTACGCCGAAAACATAGAGCGCCACCAATTGGAATCGGATTTATTCACACCTATCATACAGGCAAGACATGGCAAAAAAGCCACGTTAATGGAAGTGCCTTGTGAGCAATGCTTGGCCGTCAATCCGTTCTCAGCGCGTCCTAATCCGGATGATCTGCCAATAGATGAATATGGTTATTTTTCCGACCTTGAAGGGAATAGAGTCAAAACGGATGACGGGCAAGATTATCCCGCGCATTTTGGCCGCAGGTGTTTTGGGTATGCCATGAAAAATGGTGTGGCTGACCGGTGCGAGAATAGATGGGCGTTCAAGGCGTGCCATGAGTGCGAGTATGAAAACGATATAGCCGCGCGATACTGCAAAGAGTGTAAGGCCGAATTAGTTGATCCGAACGAAAAATTACGGCTAGATTTCCATAAAATGAAAGCCGACCCGTATCAAATGGCAACCGACCCAGTGAAGGCTCTGGTTATTCAAAAGTGGGAAAGCAAAGCCGGTAACATTACATTAAAAGCCAGCTATGTGACGGACTATGCCAAGTTTGATATTTGGTATCAACCTAACAGCACCGTTGCAAAATTCCGCAGTGAATATGAAAAGTTCAGTAAGATTTATTTTAATGGAAAAATAGCGCCGGACGTTGATACATTTATTGAGCATTTAGACAAAGGGTGTTCGCCTAAGACCATTACTTATATGCGCCGTAAAGGCACTAAATATTGGACGATTTACGATTATAACAGAGAGCCAGACAATGAACCTGAAACATGATGTACCGGTGTATGGCGACACAAAACACAGGGATAAAAAGTGCCCAAGTGAAGCGAGTGAGCAAATTACTTTCTTTAATAAGGTGCGCCGTGAATTTCCGGATACATGGGGGCGCATTGCTACCCATATACGTAATGAAGGCAAGAAGACCCCGCAGCAAGTGAGGCGGGAAAAAGCTGAGGGTATGACCACTGGCGCGAGTGATATTGTAATGGGCGGGTTTTATTGCGAGTTAAAACGCAAAGATCATACACTTTGTAAAATCAGTGACGAGCAAATAGAGTATTTAAATACTATCAACCAGCTAGGGTATTTTGGCTGTATTGCGCTAGGCTACGAGGCCGCATGGGAGGCATTCATTGAATATACATCCACACGATAAGCAATGGGTTCGCCAGCAAATAAATCAGCTGCCCAGTCATTTACGCGGCGGGGCTTATGAAAGCTATGGAAAGGTATTTGAAGAGCAAGGTCGGACGGCTGCAAACACTCGGCTGCGGGTTTACGTTGAGGCCATACACAAAAAAACCGCCACCACACGCTAAAAGGACAGTAAAAGCGCATGATGGCGGGTATTAGACTTCTATAACCTTCATTCTCAGATCACAAGGAAAGATATTCCTTGGTTCCTAGTTAGTTAATAGAAACGCTATAGTATCTCAACTTAATTTATATTTAAAGGGGTTTTTGCTATTATTATCTGACTGGTTTTGACGGATACCTTAAACGCCGTCTATAGCGTGTACTCTCGTTGGTTGCAGCGTTGGAAGTCGTAAGGACTATAAACTACTGGGTGATAGCTCAGGCGCTAACTAGAACCCGCCAAGGTTAATGGATTGCGAGTATGCGCGGCCGCCCTCAAATTGCGCGGGTCTTTTATTTCAGACACAAAAAAACCGCGCTAGGCGGTTGTAGGTGGGTTATTTAATAGCCTCTATAGTGTTGAGTTCGAATATCATTTTCAACATCAATATAAAACGAAAGGCAATTACCACAACAAAGCGCTTCAATACCAATATATTTTAAGGCTTTAAGTAGAATTTTTTTGTCAGCCTTGGAGGTTACAAATACTCTTTTGCAATCTGCACATTTTCTTTTCATCACGCCTCCCCTTTCTTAATCCAATTATTTTTAAATCCCACCGCCCAGCTATAAGTATAAAAGAACGTAAGCCCAAATATCCCCCACTGTTCGGCCTTGTATGTGGCGTAAAACCAAAAAGGCTGGCCAATTAGACCAAGTATTGAAGCGTACTTTTTCCAGCTCTCTCGGTGCTGCTGACTAAGCCAGATTGCTATGCCGCCCGTCAAAGCTATCGCTATTTGCTCCATCACACCTCTCCCTCTTCAATTAATATCTGCATCATAGATACGGCTGTTTGAATGTCTTTGTATGGCGTATCTTCACAATTAATTTTAAAGTCACTACCAATTAAAATAACATCTCTATTAGCGTCATAAACATACAAGTTACCACCGAAAATAGATGGCCTTAATTCCAGCGCCTCACCCTCACACTCAAACAAATGGCTATTGCCTTGCTTTCCTTTGTATTTCATCCCTTCTTCTCCATTGCAATCATGATTAACACCTCGCATATGGCGCGTAGTGGGTTTTTGTTGCTTTTAGTTATACCGTCGTAACCCTCACTAACCCTAGTCATTGGCATGAACTCTATTTCCAGCTCGTGCTCAACCGCCAGCGGCATTGTGAGATTGTAATCTGTTAGGTAGTCTCGCCACCCCTCAAAGCGCCTAAGCCCAAAATCAATTCTCCCACCGTTATCTTTATAGATATAAGTATGACGCTTGCAATATAACCAAGCCATTGCACGCTCTATTTCAACATCGCTTAACTCTGATACGTTCATTTCGGCGGCTCCGGTAACGGCATCCAATGGGTAGGCTCAATATTCCAGATCAGTCCGAATAGTTTTATTTTCATAATCCCGCCTCCAATTCCTCTATCAATAAAACCGCTTCATAATCACTATCAGCCTGCACCATTAGGTGGTCAGTATCGCTATCTGGTGCGACGTCATAGTCGTCATGGACATATATGTACTTATACGGGACTTCACTGTAAAAGCGCGTCCAGTTTGGCGGGATGGTGTCTTTCATTGCTTTGTCCTTTGTTGCGCCCCTTTCGGGGCTGGTTTATTAAATTACTTGTTGAAAACAAGGCTTGCCAATATTCGCTATATTGTAGCGAATCATCAGATTAGCCATTTTTTTTGAGATTCTTTTATTGTTGGCGTAGTAAAGATTACAGGTTTTGCCTTGTTTAACCTGAATGCTTACTCCGATAATGCTAATAGTGTTTTTCAAGTGGTCATTTTTAACAATGAATGGAACTTTTTTGCTGGCTAAGTAATCAATTGATTCTGATAGTATGTCGATTAATTTCATTTCTTGTCCGTCCTTTTGTTTAGTTGATAGATGCATTATAAGCACTACAGTGTTTAAGTCAACACTATTTAAAAATAAATTTATTTGATATTTATAGTTGCGCTATCGGCTCGACTATAATAATGTAAATAAGGTAAACAAAGGACAAACATTATGAGACTAACCAAAAACAACGGCGTATATATTGCGCACCAAGTATGGCCCAATGGGGCAGAAACAACCGCACAAGGGCAAACAGCCCGCGAAGCCATGAGCAAGGCCGCTTGTATGATTCCGGCCTGTTTCGGGGATATATCACTATTATGCCGTGAGGTATCCACTTTAAAAGATGGCAAATATTACGCCTATTGCGACTACCACGGGGACAAAGACCGCGCATTTTTACGCATTGAGGAAAGAATGCACCGCCCTGAAATTGAGGGTTATGGGGCGATTTATGATGTCTATCTAAGTTTTTCGGGTAGCAGCTCGGATCAAAACGAATTAAATCAGGCGCTTATAATGCTAAGAAGTTGCCTGTAAAATATCAAAGTAGTAGCAGTAAAATAAAAATAAAACCAAGGAAAGAAAGCTAATGCAAAATAAGATATTACGCGCGCAAGAATTAATGGCAGACTCAATAAAGGAGTTAAAGATATTGAGCGTGCAAATTATGGACGCACAAGAAAAAGAAAAGATTTATATTCGCCGCATCAAAGAGCTGGAAATGGCGCTCGACACTGCGAATCAACTTATCGAATTGTACGATGGGAAGGTGGCGCATGGATAGTAAGCGTATATTTTCTAGTTGTGGCCTGCTGTCTATTATCATTATCACGATGTGGACGCATAACGATGAATACAACTTAACCCTTGAGCAAGCCAAAGCCCAGCAAGCAGAATTCAGGGAGCATCTGGCTAACTTACAGTGAGTTAAGACACGCCACATAAGCGGCTTTTAACTCGGCATAAGGGTGAATCAGTTTGGTTAATGATTCGCCCTTTTTAATGCCTGCTAATAGCTCAACCGTTTGGCAATTATGGGGGCGCATAACTTCTTTAATCACTTCACGATCTACAATTTTTTCCACCACATCAACCTGAGCGGGTTTAAAATTCCAAGTTAACACGACTCCTGCAGTCACCCCAATTACCATTAGTAATATCGCGCTCCAACTCATCAAGCCTTTCTCTGTCAAGTTCGCGCTCAACTTGCCAAGCGTGCTCTTGGCTTTGCCAGTTAGCAAGCTTATTACCGCACTCGTCAAGACTGGTTTTAAAATTGTTAACAGTAACGGCATTATCTTTATTCACCTGTTTTATTATTGCGATTGTGTCGCTTTGCTTTTCGTTGATTATCCACTGCCAAGCGTTGCCCAGTATTGAGATAGTTAGGATGAATTCAAACATTCTCTATATCCTTTTTATCAATCATGATCACGCTCAATAGGTTGCGCGATATGATCATACATTACTTTAATAGCTGCCACTAATGCACCCATATAGGCGAATGCTCCCGCGTGCTGCCATTCTTGCCACTGTGCAAACCCCTCAACGTACATTCCGTGAAAGTCATAAGCTAGCCAGCATATAAACGCAAAGCCTAGCAGGGGCACAATGCGCGCCCGCTGTAGTTGGTGGATTAGGTCATTCATGGGTTCCAGCCTTCATGATATCGGATAATTCAGTGGCACGCCTGCCAACCTGTACAGCCCATTTACTATCAAGCATTTCAATAGATGCGAGTTTGTAATCCTTGCTCTCAAACGCTGCCAGCATCTTTTTGAATTTAGAAAGCCGTGGCCAGCCTAAGTTATACATCATGTTAATTAGCACACCTTGGCGCACCTCATTGTGTTCCGTCCAGTTTACAATTCTATCGCATAAAACCGCTTCACATTCATTAATGTCATTCAATAGCATTAACTCGGCCTCGTCCGGTCGGATTCCATTGTCTTCAATATTCCGCCCGAATCCAATTGTGACCTTACCTGCTGTGCATTTATACGGCTTGCTCCTGTATCCTTCGTGGCGCTTGATTAGTTCAATAGTGCCCATTTACACTTCCCCTACATAGTCAATTAGAAATTAG